GAGAAGGCGGTCGCGGCACAGAGATTACAACCCTTCCTGGCGGGGAAAACCTCAGTCAAATTGATGATGTTGTTTTCTTCCAAAAGAAACTTTACCGCTCGCTAAACGTTCCTGTTGGCCGACTTGATGTTGAAGGATCGCAATATGGCGTTGGGCGTGCAAGTGAGATTAGCCGAGAAGAGGTTAAATTCCAAAAGTTTATTAACCGTTTAAGAAAGAAGTTCTCTGTGTTGTTTATTGACATGCTTAAGGTGCAATGTTTGTTGAAAAACATTTGTACAGAAGCTGAATGGCCTGAGATTCGCGAATCAATCTCGGTAGACTATATTGAAGATAACTTCTTTTCTGAGCTCAAGGATTTTGAAATTCTTGGAGAGCGACTTAACATGCTCGATCAAATTCAACCGCATATTGGTAAATATTACTCAGATAAGTGGGTAAGAAGTAACATCCTTAATATGTCTGAGGAAGACGTTGAAAGAATGGAAGCTGAAATTGCGGATGAGCCTGAGCCGGAAGAAGACGACTTGGGATTTTAAGAATTAAATTCACATATAACCAACCCTTAAAATCTAAAATATTATAAATAACAACATGGATAACAACGTCAAAAAAATAATTGACTCTCTCGCTTTGGGTGATAAAGAAGAAGCTGACTCTGCTTTTAAAGACCTGATGCGAAATAAAGTCAAAGACGCGGTTGATACAAAGACGATTGAAGTCGCTGATAAAGTTTACAACGTTACGGAAAGCGTTAACACAGAAGACGATACAGAAGATGCTCTTTATGAAGAGGCTATTGATGCTATTCTTGAAGATGGTGATATCACTATTTCTGAGATGTCCGATGAAGAGCTCGAAAAGATTCTTGAGGATAGGTTTAACACACTAAATGACAGCCTGCTTAAAAAGATTGGTAAAGGAATTGCATCTCGTGTTACCGTTTCAGGTCGAGCTGACCGTGCTGCGAAAAAGGCAGAGAAGGGTGAGAAAAAGATTGCTGATCGTGCAAAACTGATGAAGGCTAAAGCTACGATACGAGCTCAAAAGGCTCTTCGTAAAGCTCAAAAGGCGGCTAAGCGAGCAGGTAAACCAGTTCCAAGAGGCTATACCGACGCTGGAATTGAAGACCCAGAAGTTTCATATAAAAAGGCTATTGAAAAGGCCAAAGCTAAAGTAGAACAATAAAATTTAATCAAATGAAATCATTCGATAATACACATGACGGCTTGGCAGCTGCTGCTAAAGAAATTCTTGAAGGGAATACTTCGAAGGAAGATCTTCTCGAAGCCAGGGTTGCTGCTCTTGAGGCTAAACTTCGTAAGCTTGAGGTTAAAGAAGTTGAAGAATCCGCAGAAGTTACTATTTCTGTAGATAATGTAGCTCTAACCGAAGCGCTTCGTGCAGGTAAGGGTAAAACAACAATTGATGCTGATTATATCGGTGATAGTTATTTTACAAACGTTTCTCAGCGCCAGTTTAAGATTAAAATTAAACCAACTGGTAAGTCCACGGCTGATATAACTGGTGAAAAGAAAAACATTATAGCATTCTTGCAATCTGATGATTACGGAATGGACGATCAAGATATCAAAGATCTTTTTCCAGAGCTATTGGAATCACTCACCGAAGCTAAGATTGAAATTCCTACCGACGAAAAGGCTATTAAACAGTTTCTTGATAAAGCCAAGATGATGCGTGCAACTGAAAAGGATTTCAATCAAAGTATGAAGGGCATTGACCTTAAGCAGTTTGCAATGTTTGATAAGATTGCTCGCGACCACAAAGACTTTGATAAGGCATACGAGCTTGGTTATGACGCTGGTATGGGATACGACCTTCCACGTCCGGGTGGCTTTGAAGGTAACAACCCTCACAAAAAGAACACCTTTGCATACTGGCTTTGGATGGATGTGGCCGGGCAGGGTATGTCTGATGCTTAAAAATTAAAAAATAAAAAATATGGAAGACTTTAATAAAAAGCACGACAGCTTAGCTGAAGCCGCTAAAGAAATCCTTGACGAAAACTTCTATCGCACTATGTCGGTAGATGATGTTACTAGGGCGGTGGACGCTCTTTCAAACGTGTTAAGAAAGGGATCCAACTTAAATAAAGAGCTTAACAAAAGACTTGGTGGTAATTACGACCGCGACTTTAAAGAAATGAAAGACGCGCTGGATGAAGTCTATGATAAGTGGGAAGATCTCTTGTCCGCAGGTGCGGCTGATGCTTAATAATTAAAATATGGAAGATTTTACCAAATCATACGACAGCTTGGCAGAAGCCGCTAAAGAGATTTTTGAAGCTTCAAATTACGAAAAGAAATACGGCGGACGAATCTTACAAAAGCTGGCTAAACGTAAAGGCAAGCTGGTCACAAAGCAGCTGTGGGATAAAGCCGATAAAGACCAAAAAGCCGACTGGCTCGGGAAGCTTCCATACTCGAATCCAGAAGAAGTCGCCAGATATATTGACGTTCGTTGGGATGCTCTTCCACGTGTAATTCAGACCAATATGTTTGAATCTACTGAAGAACTTGAAGAAGCAACGATTGAAATTCCGACCGACGAAAAGGATATAAAGGCGATGCTTGATAAAGCCAAGCAACTTCGTTCGACTGAAAAGGATTTTAATCAAAGTATGAAACTGCTTGACCTTAAAGCCTTTGCTAAGTTTGACAAGATTGCTCGCGGCCATAAAGATTTTATCGGCGCATATGGTCTTGGTTATGACGCTGGTATGGGATACGATCTTCCAAAAGGCGGAGGTCTTGAAGGTAACAACCCTCACAAAAAGAACACCTTTGCATACTGGCTTTGGATGGATGTGGCCGGGCAGGGTATGTCTGATGCATAAAAATAAATCCACCTACCTACTATGAAACTTATTACCGAACATTTAGAAGATCTCCATTATATTACCGAGGAAAAGAACGGTAAAAAGGAAACATTTATCGAAGGCATCTTTATGCAGGCCGATAAGTTAAACCGTAACAAAAGGGTTTATCCAAAGGCTACACTGCAAGCTGCTGTTAAGCGATATGACAAAGACTATGTGAAAACAGGTCGAGCGGTTGGTGAGCTTAACCATCCTGAAGGACCTACAATTAACCTCGACAAGGTATCACACCGAATCACTGAGCTTAATTGGAGTGGTACAAACGTAATGGGTAAAGCGCTTATTCTTGACACGCCAATGGGAAGTATTACAAAAGGTCTTCTTGAAGGTGGTTGCCAACTTGGTGTTAGTTCACGAGGAATGGGTTCAGTATCTCAAAAGAACGGCGTGACAACTGTTAACGAAGACTTTATTCTTGCAACGGTTGATATTGTTCAAGATCCAAGCGCACCTTCCGCCTTTGTTGACGGAATTATGGAAGGCGTTGAATACTTTTTTGAAGGGAACGAAATTGTTTCCCGTGCGGCTGAAGAAGCTAAAGCTGAAATGGATAAGCTGTCGACCGCCAAACTAACTTCTTTACAGGAAACGCTGTTTACAGATTTCTTGAAGAAGATATCATAAAAAAATTTTTACATTATGGATGTTGTGATTATAGTATGGGAAATTAATGACTAATAATGAGACTGGGTAACATGCCCCTCTCCAACAAACATAGAAAACAAACATGGAAAATACAGATAACCAAGAAGATATTATCGAGGATATCGTTGAGTCCGACTTGCTTTCTCTTGAACAAGGAGAGGTGGAGGAATCCGTCTCTGAAGACGTAGAAGAGATTGCAGAGGGTGGTAAAACTACTTCTGAAGAATCCGAGCTGAAAAAGGCGAAAGCCAATGAAGGCGCTCATGAAGATGAGGAAGATGAAGACGAAGAAGATGCCGATCCCAAGCCCAAAAAGGCGAAAGCTACTGAGGGCGCGCATGAGGACGAAGAAGAAGAAGAAGAAGAAGTTAAGGAAGACCTTGAGATTGAAGACGATGCTGTCGAAGACTATCTCAAAGAACGCCGTCAAGCACGGGCTGCTGAAGAGGTAACCGAAGAAGCTGCTGAAGAGGTAACCGAAGAAGCTGCTGAAGAAGCTGCTGAAGAGGTAACCGAAGAAGCTGCTGAAGAAGCTGCTGAAGAAGCTGCTGAAGAAGAAGTGGTCGAAGACACGATTACTTCTGAAGATCTTACTCGTCTTGTTGAAGATGAGGAAGGTTTAACTCCTGAGTTCAAAGCAAAAGCTGCTCTTATTTTTGAAGCCGAAGTTCGTACCAAGGTGGAAGAAGTAACCGAACAGCTTAAAGCTGAGCATGATGCTAAGCTTAGCGAAGAAGTTGAAGCGATTAATGAAACACTCACTAATCAAATTGACGCTTATCTGACCTATGCTGTTGAGGAATGGATTAACGAAAACGAGGTTGCTATTGAAAGCTCGCTTCGTACTTCTATTGCCGAAAACTTCATGACTTCGCTCAAAGCTTTGTTCGTCGAAAACTACGTTGATGTTCCTGAGTCCAAGGTGGATCTCTTTGATGAACTCGAAGAACAGACCGAACAACTTAAGGAAGATCTTGCTAAGGCTAATAACATTGCTGAATCTCTTGCTGATCGCATTGATGAGCTCAGCCGTGAGAAGATCCTTGGTGAAGCAACTAAAGATCTCGCTGAAACCCAAGCTGCCAAGCTTCTTAAGCTTGCGGAAGGAGTCGAATATAACGAGGAATTCACGAAGAATGTGGAAACCCTCAAGAAGTTCTACTTCACGGGAGAAGGCGAAACCCTGACAGAAGAATCTCTGGAAACAGAAGACGAAACTGTTGAAACCATTGTTGAAGGCGCAGACGTTGAAGAAGAAACTTCTGAAGCTCCTGTTGACCCAGCAATGGCAAAATACTTGGAAACACTTGGTCGACTCGAGAAGAGCTCGACCTAATTAAATTTCCCAACCATAACTTATAACATCATATAAAAAAAATGTTCAAATCAGAAGAACTCGAAAAGAAGTGGCAGCCCATTTTGGAATCTGCCGAAGCCCCTGCTTTTGTCGACAACTATCGTAAGTCGGTAACTGCAGTCCTCCTTGAAAACCAAGAAATCGCTGCACGCGAAAGTGCTGCTCAGGCTAACTTCCTCTCAGAGGAAAGCAACCTGACTGGTGCTGTTGCTAAGTGGGATCCCGTTCTGGTATCTCTCGTTCGCCGTGCAATGCCAAGCCTTGTTGCTTATGACATCGCTGGTGTTCAGCCAATGACTGGTCCTACTGGTCTCATCTTCGCGATGAAGGCTCGTTACGCAAGTAATAATGACTCCCCACAAGGTGGAGCCAATACCATCAGTACTGGTGATCCCGAAGCTCTGTTCGATACTATCGACGATGACTTCTCTGGCCAGACTGGTGATTCTCCAAATACCATTGGTACTGGAATGCCTACTGCAACTGGTGAAACTGCTGAGCCCGCTAACATGGGTTTCACTATCGAAAAGCAAACTGTTACTGCGAATACTCGCCAACTTCAGGCTGAGTACTCAATGGAACTTGCTCAGGATCTGAAAGCCGTTCACGGCCTTGATGCTGAAGCTGAGCTTGCTAACATCCTGTCTACTGAGATCCTTGCTGAAATTAACCGTGAGGTTATCGGACGGATTAATCACGAAGCTCAGGCTGGCGCTCCTGAAGCTGCTACTCCTGGTACATTCGATCTCGACGGAGACGCTGACGGCCGCTGGGCTGTTGAGAAGTTCAAGTCTCTTCTCTTCCAAGCCGAAATCGAAGCTAACGAGATTGCTAAGGGAACACGCCGTGGTAAGGGTAACTACATCCTTTGCTCCAGCAACGTTGCTTCTGCTCTCGCTGCTGCAGGTGTTCTTGATTACTCTCCTGCTCTTAGCACGGACCTTAACGTGGACGATACCGGTAATACCTTCGCAGGTGTTATCAACGGCCGCATGAAGGTTTATATTGATCCTTACGAAGCAGGTGATTATCTCACTGTTGGTTATAAAGGTTCAAGCGCTTATGATGCTGGTATCTTCTACTGCCCTTACGTTCCTCTCACGATGGTGCGTGCGGTTGCTGAAGACACGTTCCAGCCGAAGATTGGTTTCAAGACTCGTTACGGTCTTGTAAGCAACCCGCTTGTTGCTGTTGATGGTACGGCTGGTCTTAATACCAACCCTTACTTCCGCCGCTTCCTTGTTAGCAGCATTAACGATCTTTCATAATCTGAATCGTTAACCGTCGTTACTACCTTAGATTAGGACGACACCACATGGGGGGTTACTCGAAAGGGTAACCCCCCTTTTTTCTTTATAAATAAAAACATGAGTGTTGACAACAACCTATTACCTACAAACGGATTTAAGGTTCTTATTGGAGGAACTCAAGAATATCCAAAACTCAATACATTCGCCGTAAGACTTTCTCTTCCTGCGGTATCCAATACAGATGTGGCTACACCGTATAAAAATCAGCCAGGGTTTACTCCATCTGAAACGTTAACGTATGAACCTCTTTCAATAACATTTCTTTGCGATGAAAAGATGGAACTATACGATGAATTGTTTGATTGGATGAAGACCAACACAACTACCGAAACGCTACAAACAGATGACATTATTATTAATCTGCTAACAAGCCATAACAACGTTAGCCGAAAGGTAAGATGCACCAATGCGTTTCCCACAGGGATCGGATCAATCGAGTTTGATGCGCAAAGCGTAGAAGTTGCTTATGCAACATTTGATATCAGCTTTAGATTTGATGAATTTGAGTTTATTGATTAAAAGAAGCTATATATAGATTATAGCTTATGAATATTGAAGACCTTTTGGAGATGTGGAGCGAAGACTCTAAAATTGATGAACACAATCTTGATGATACAACCATTCGCGGGGCGTCCCTTCACAGTAAGTATCTTGAACTGCACTCTGTAGCCAAGTTAAGATTGAAGAAAAAGGAACAAGACCTCGCCATTCTTAAAAAGGACAAGTGGCTGTGGTTTAACGGCAAGATGGAAAAGTCAGAGATTGACAAACGAGGTTGGGCTTATGATCCATTTAACGGGATGAACAAACCTCTTAAAACTGACCTCCAGCAATTCTACGATTCTGATAAAGATGTTATGGAAGCAAGTATGGCGGTAGAGTATCAGAAAACCTACGTTGATGTTTGTAAAGAAATTCTTGACAATATCAAATGGAGGCATACACAGATCAAGAACATAATTGACTGGAGACGATTCCAAAGCGGTACGTAATATGTTTAATGTAGAAAAGATAAACGAATCAATTATTCGATTAGACAGCGACGATAGTGGCGCACTAATGGATTTAGCCGAGGCGTTTACCTTTTTCGTAGATGGGTATAAGTTCATGCCCGCATATCGCAACAAGCTCTGGGACGGGAAGATACGTCTTTTCGACGCACGAAGAAGAACACTCCCGTATGGTCTGCTTTACAAGTCTTTACAGTTTATATCCGAACGAGGTTATGAAGTTAGCCTTGACCCAACTTTAAAGCCAGATGTAGTCAACCAAGACAAGCTTTTGGAATTTATCAAATCTCTTGATATTCGTAGCAGAGGAGAAACAATCTTGCCTCGCGATTATCAAGTTAAAGCATTTATTAGATCAATAACTCAACAGAGGTCTCTTATTATTAGCCCAACTGGTTCTGGCAAAAGTCTTATTATTTACATGTTGATCCGCTACTTTTTGGCTCACAGTAAAAACCGCGCGCTGATTGTTGTTCCGACTACTTCATTGGTCGAGCAGATGAAAAAAGACTTTGCCGATTACAGCTCGCACGATTCGTCCTTTGACGCCGATACCGTTTGCCATCAAATTTATTCTGGAAAAGAAAAGCATAACTTTGAGGCAGACGTTGTTATCACCACGTGGCAAAGCGCTATCCAGTGTGGCAAAGGATGGTTCACCCAATTTGGTATGGTAATTGGAGATGAGGCGCATCTTTTCAAAGCTAAGAGTTTAAACACCATCATGGGTAATCTGGTAAATGCCCGATACCGAATTGGAACAACAGGTACTCTGGATGGAAGCCAATGTAACGAGCTTGTTCTTATTGGAAACTTCGGCCCAATACACAAAGTAATTACCACAAAGAATCTTATTGATAACGACACGCTTGCCGATCTTAACATCCAATGTATTGTCTGCAAACACGACGATGTTCTTCGTAAGGCGGTGGCCAAGATGGATTACCACTCAGAGATTGCCACGATTGTTGAGCATCCGAATCGGAATCAATTCATATCAAAACTTGCTCTTTCGCAAAAAGGAAACACTCTTGTTATATTTAACCTCGTTAAGAAACACGGCGTTCCTCTTTATGATATGATAAAGGAGATGGCTCCTGAAGGAAAAAAGATCTTTTACGTTAGCGGTGAGGTTAGCGCGACAGAACGAGAAACAATACGTGAGATCACTGAGTCCGAGAACGGCGCGGTTATTGTTGCTTCGGCGGGAACGTTTAGCACAGGCATTAACATCAAGAACCTTCACAATGTTATTTTTGCTGCACCGACAAAGAGCCAAATCCGGGTTCTTCAAACAATTGGTCGCGGCTTGAGAAAAAGCGATAATGGGCAAGGGACTACAATTTACGATATATCCGATAACCTTTCTTGGCGTAAAAGAAAGAACTATACGATGAAACACGCACAAGAGAGAATCGAGATCTACACTCGCGAAGGCTTTAAATTCAAAGTCTTTGAGATAGACATGAAACTGTAAAGAAAAGAAAAAGCTTAGATATATAATACTAAATCAAACATGACTCCGAGCGAAGAATACTTGAATCTTTTGGCGAAGATTGATATTAGAGCCGTTACGACAACTGCTGGTAGATGTATTGTCGGGGAATATTATGATAGTGACGAAGACGGGTTTTC